CCGCTCCTGCCCCTACCCCCACCCCAGAGCCCGAGCCGCAGGAGGAGCCCTCACCGGGCGAATCTGGGGCGGTGCAGTACGAGCCGACTGGCGACCCCACCCTCGACTACGTGCTGAGCTATATCGGCGAGCAGGGCCTGGACTACGACAACCCAGCCGTCCAGGCGGCGCTCTCCGGCGACTTCGCCCAACTGGAGGTGGAGCTGCTCAAGAAGGGTGCCGTGGGCGCGGACAAGATCATCGCCCTGGCCCAGCGCAGCTTCGAGCAATTCCAGGAGGAGGAGGCCGCCCGCAACGCGGAGACCGGCCAAGCCCTGATCGAGATTGCCGGTGGCGAGGAGCAGTGGGAGGAGGTGGTCACTTGGGCGCGTGAGAACGCCGAGCCCGAGGAGAAGGAGGAGATCAACGCCCTGCTCCAGAAGGGCGGCATCAGCGCCAAGATCGCTGCGCAGTTCCTCGTGACCTCCTTCCGGGCCTCTCAGGGCACCGAGTTCGAGGGCAAGCCCGCAGCCAGTCCCAGCGCCGCAGCTCCCGCCAGCAGCCCCACCGGCCCGATCAGCCGGGTGGAGTTCGCCCGCGAGTCCGAGAAGCTGTACCGCCAGTTCGGCAACGATTACCAGTCCCGTCCTGAGTACCGAGCCCTGGCACAGCGCGTCCGTCGCTAATTGATACCCTGTAAAGAAGACCCTTCAACACGACCTCCGCCACTGCCCACGATAGGGTACGCGGAGGTTCTTATCACACAGCAAAGGAATCCCAACCATGGCCGTAGCAGGTACTTGGAATCTTACTCGCCCGAACCAGCAGAACTCTGCCGGTGATCCGCTTGAGCTGGTCATCGAGGAGTTTACTGGTCAGGTCGAAGGCACCATCGCCCGTCGCTCCGTGACTGAGGCTTGGCTGCCCGTTCGACCCGTTAAGGGCACCGCCACCGTGAGTAACTACGCGGTCGGCGAAGCCACTCTTGGGAAGGTCACTCCCGGCGAAGCCCCGCCCGCCGCACCGAGCGACTTCTCCAAGCTCTCTCTGACCATCGACACTGTGGTCTACGCTCGTAACGCGCTGCCGCTGCTCGATGTGTTCCAGACCAACTTCGATGCCCGCAAGGAGATCGCCACCGAGCACGGCAAGAAGATCGCTAAGTTCAAGGATCAGTCGTTCTTCATCCAGGCAGCCAAGGCAGCCCAGCTTGCCACCTCCCCGTATGGCTCCAGTGGCCATCTGGGCGGCAACACTTACACCTTCGACGCTGCGGCTGACCGCCTCGACCCGGCCAAGCTGTATCGCGCCTACGCCGAGCTGTTCACCAAGTTCGAGCAGAAGGACGTGGACCCGATTGCCGATGATCTGGTCATCTTCGCCACTCCCGAGCAGTATTACACCCTGCTCCAGTCCGAGCAACTGACCAACGGCGAGTACATCACCGCCGAGGGTAACTCGATCCAGACCAAGGTGCTGTCCGCCTTCGGCGTGCCGGTACTGAGCACCAACAACATCCCGCAGTCAGTCATCGCTGACCACCACCTCGGCACCGCGTTCGACGGCGACTTCTCCAACATCGTTGGCCTCGTCTTCTCCCCGCGTGCCCTGCTGGCCGGTGAGACTATCCCGCTTGAGTCCGATGTGTTCTACGACAAGCTGTTCAAGTCTTGGTTCGTTGACTCACACCTGTCCTACAGCGTGACCCCGAATCGCCCCGAGTACGCTGGCGCGATTCTCCTGCCTTAATCTCCTAGCTGTACTCTCCCTTTCCCCCGGTCGGCCCCGTGCTGGCCGGGGGATTTTTTGGCGTTTGGAGGTCCTATGCGCTTAGCTGAATTGGATGTGGTAAATGATTGCCTGTCCACCCTTGGGGAGACACCACTTAACTCGATCCAGACTGACCATCCTCTCGTAGCAGGCGCGCTCAAGCTGCTTCGTGAGGCCAACTCCCGCGTACAGGCGCAAGGGTGGTGGTTCAACCGAGAAGAAGTGGAACTCCAACCTGATGCCATGACTGGTCACATAGCTCTCCCTGCTGACTTCCTCTCGGTTGACCCATCAGTACGTGACCAGCGGTACACCGAGCGTGGCCGCCGTCTCTATGACCTTGATCGCCAGTCTGTTACCTTCGAGTCGAAGGTAACGGTGGCCATCATCAGGCTGATCCCCTTCCGAGACCTGCCGTGGGCAGCCCAAGACTTGATTCGCTCAGCAACAACTCTCCGCTTCGTGGAGTCTTACGACGCCGACGAGCTACGTATCCAACAGGTCCGCCTTGATTACCAAGAGGCGTACCGCACCTGCAACACCGAGCACACCCGCTTCGTACAACCTAACCTCCTCTCCGGTGGTGGTGTTGGTCGGAGGCGCGGTGCAATCCGCGTCACTGGCGGCTACCCAACCCGAGGTCTACGGAGGTACTAAAAATGGCCAAGAAGAAAGGTACATTCAAGAGCCTGGTCCGTGGTGTGAGTGAGCAATCCCCTCACGACCGGCTAGAGGGCCAGCACTACGAGCAAGTCAACTTCATCAGTGACCCTATCCGGGGACTCATACGTCGCCGTGGGTCACAATTCCTTCACAAGATGGCAACCCCCGCCCCCTCTACCTGGTACGAGGAACGGCTCAAGGGCTACAAGGAACACTCCTTCTCCGCTGGGGGAAAAGACTACGCCCTTCTGTATAGTAGTCGTCCTGCGCTGCAAGGTGAACGGGTGATCCTGTTCAACAAGGACACCAATCGGTTCGTGCCGGTATCCTTATCCCCCGCAGCTACGGTGCAGCTTGATAACGGCATCAGTAGCGCCGTGTCTGTGGGCCGGTACCTGCTTATGTCAATACGGGACCATGTGCCCACCGTCAGCACAGTTGACCTCGTGGAAGACACACAAAGCAATGCCGCCATCTGGATTCGGGGTGGGGCGTACAGTCGGACGTACCGGATCACTCGTGGCTCGCTGTCCGTGTCGTACACCACACCGAAGTCGTACTACGAGGGAGTTCTGGACACCAGTGATATTTCCTACGACGACGAGGAGTACCAGAAGAAAGTCAATGACAGGGTGAACGCCTACAACACGGCAGTCAACCAGCACATAGCCGATGCTCAGCAGGCCATTCAGCCGGAGAACATCGCAGAACAGCTCAAGCTCAAGCTACAGGATGCCGGTATACAGTGCGGGCGACAGGGGTCACATATCCATGTGTACGGTCTTACTGGATCAGATACCCTTACTGGGGATGATGGGGGTGACGGTAGCTTTATCCGAGTAACCCACCAAGAAGTTGGCTCCCTTGACGACCTCACCAAGTCGCATGTGGTGGGCGTGGTAATCCGCGTAGAGGTAACTTCGGACGACGTGTACTACGTCAAGGCGTTTCCTAAAGACGCAGGAGGCCCGGGCTTCCAAGAGGTCATCTGGCGAGAATGGACTGGGACCTCCGTGGAAGTGGCCAGCCCTTTCCTGATGGGGGTCGTCTATCAAGGTACAATGTACGTAGGCTACGGACCAGCAGACCTTGAGGCACACCTACCAAGCTCCCACGGATTAGACGTTCCCGAGATCGTGGAGCGCAAATCCGGCGACGAGGATACCAACCCACAGCCAGACTTCTTCGAGCGCCCCATCAGCTACATGACGGTCTTCCAAGATCGTCTGGTTATCTGCTCTGGTGCCAACGTCTTCATGTCCGCGCCAAGCGATTACTTCAACTGGTTCCGCAAGTCTGCCCTCCGTGTCGATCCTGACGATCCAGTCGAAGTCTACGCCCTTGGGGCCGAGGACGATGTGATCCGAGGTGGGGCCACCATCGACCGAAACCTAATCCTGATTGGGGACTCCCTGCACTACGCAGTGAGCGGGCGGGATGCCATCACACCCCTCAACGCCATCGTATCCGTACAGGCGGCGCATGAGTCTACCACAGATGCCCAGCCGAAGTCCCTCGGCAACCTGCTGTTCTACTCTCAGTACCAGGGTGGTGTGACCAAGCTGCATCAGATGCAGGTAGGTGCCTTCGCCGACTCGTTCAACTCGTTCTCTGTTACCCAGCAGATCGAGAAGTACATCAGGGGCCGACCGCGCCA